AGGAGAAGCAGCTTAATGGCATCGACATATACACCTCTCGGTATTGAACTTCAGGCAACTGGTGAAAATGCGGGTACGTGGGGTACAAAAACAAATACTAATTTACAAATTGTAGAGCAGATAACTGGTGGCTATATAGCAAAGTCTATTGCTGGCGGTGCACAAACGACAGCTCTTGCAGTTAGTGATGGATCAACTGGAGCAGAATTAGCTCACAGAGTCATAGAATTTACAGGTTCAATTACAGGAAATCAAATTGTTACAATTCCATTAGATGTAGAAAATTTCTTTATTTTAAAAAATTCAACATCAGGTGCATACACAGTACAATTTAAATATGTGTCTGGATCAGGTGCAACTGTAACTTTTTCAACTACACAAAAAAGTACAAAAATAGTTTATTGTGAAGGTTCAACTAATACTGCAACTAACCCAAACATTTATGAAATATCAACTGCAAGTGACGTGGTTGATGATACATCACCTCAATTAGGTGGTAATTTAGACACTAACTCTTTCATGATTGACTTTGATGATGACCATGGAATTAGAGATGAAAATGCAAACGAACAATTAATATTCCAAACTACATCTTCTGCTGTTAATCACATTGAAATGACAAACGCTGCAACAGGCAATGATCCAAAAGTTGCTGCTGCAGGTGGAGACTCAAACGTTGATTTAGCAATAGCACCAAAAGGATCTGGTGAAGTTGTCGTTGGTACAGGATCAGCTGCTGCAACAATAACTTCAAGTGGTGCATATGA